AAACCTCTTCACGATCACACGTCACACGGTTCAGATGGTTTCCGCTACTTTGCCGTAGCGAAGAACAACCACAAACAAGTTGGCGCCGTATTCTTCTAAGGAGCTCTCAGTGAGTGAACAAAATAGCGAGGTTGAATTCCTCGTCAATGCCCTCGCTGACGCAGTGGCGATAGGGCGCCAGCGTTCCTTGTACGCGGGACAGATGAATGGCAACACGAAGAGAACAAAACTGTGGGACGAGTTTGGCTACCCGGACACCATAAGCTTTGATCTGCTTCTGCGCGCCTATCGTCGAAACTCAGCGGCTTATTCCGGCGTGCATAAAACGTTGGATAACTGCTGGAGCGACTACCCGACAATTATTGATGGCCCACTGGCTGATAAGTCTACCGTCTCTACCGAATGGGAAAAAACGGTAACCAGGCTGCTGAAAAAACATTGGTCAAAAATCAAGGATGCCGATCGGCGCAACCTGGTGGGCCGCTACTCTGCAATCATTCTGCAGCTCAAAGATAGTAGGGAATGGTCAGAGCCAGTGGATACAGCGCTGGTGGCCAGACTTGGCGAGAATGCTTTAGTGAAGATGATCCCTGTTTGGGAATCGCAGATTAAGCCTGGTAACCATGACGTTGACACCCTATCCCCAACTTACGGGCAGCCGGTGAACTACATCTTCAACGAGCAGCCTGTGGGTGATGACGGCACCTATGGCAATGTGAGAAGCGTTACGGTTCACCCCAGCAGGGTGATCATCCTCGCCGAAGGTTCAGAAGATGACAACATGTTGTCTGGCATCCCTCTTAACGAAGCTGGTTACAACGATTTGCTGGACATCGAAAAGACCAAGGGAGGAAGTGCCGAGGGGTTCCTGAAGAACGCGAGCCGCCAGCTTGGTATTCATTTCGACGAAAAAACCGATATGAAAACCATCGCGCAGCAGGCGAAGGATGCCGGCTATAAAGACCTTGGCGAGGCAATGAATGAAAAGATCAGGAAACTCAACCAGGGTACGGATTCTGCGCTGGTAACTCAGTCAGGGACATCATCTGTCCTTTCGGTTGCCGCTGCTGACCCCACACCGTCATGGACAGTCTCGGCCAATAGCTATGCCTCAACCATCGGCTGCCCGTTCAATATCCTCTTTGGCAAGCAAACCGGGAATCTTGCTTCTACCGAAGACAGGAAGGAATGGGCTAAAAAAGGGAATGGTCGCCGTGGCGGGTGGCTATCCTGGCTGCTAACTGAGGTCATTCAGAGATGGTGTGACGTCGGCGTAATATCGCAACCAACGAAAGGCGAGATCACCGTAGATTGGTCTGATTTGCTGGCGCCAGGTGATAGCGAGAAGCTCGAGAACATGAGCAAGATGGCAGATGTTGCCTACAAAACCCAGCAAGCGTTCGGCGCGTCTGCTGTTGAACCAAACGAGGTGCGCGCCGCCGGCGAACTGGAGCCAATCGAGGAACCCAGACAGCCAGACCCGACAAAGAAAACTGTCGGTAAGGATCCGCTGAATGATGACAACGCCGAGGCCTAAAGTCGGGACACCGATAATACCGCGCAATAAAGCAGACCCCACCCAATCCTATCGGCAAGTAAACAAAATGTTCCGTGATATCGAGAACCGATATCTGGGCATCAAAACAACGCTTCGGGAACTGTTCGACCAGCGATTAACTGGCCGGGTGATGGTGGGTAACTCTCAGCGATCGCATGTTCTCTCAGGTGACACCCTATATCAGGTTAACGCCGGTACGTTTGTCTACGACATGAACGCTCAGCAGTTAGCGGCGCTTCTTGAGGTAATACAAACGATCCTTGATGACTACCTGTTAGAGGGTAACGGTCAGGATATTTGGGCGCTGCAGTATATTTCAGATGAGTATCGGCGCGGCACGCTCAATGCCTATACGAATCTGTCTGCTCAGTCTGAGGTATATGCATCACAGACCACGCTAAGCGCGCTGTTGTCGACACCTGCTTATCAGAACCAGGTGGCCGCTGCTTTCGTGTCGACGTACAGTGATTGGAAGGGGATCAGCGATGCAGCACGTGCTGACCTTGCAAATATCATCGCAGATGCTGTTGGCCGAGGTGTAAACCCGCGTGAAACCATGAGGGTGATAAGCAAACGCCTTGATGTCTCAATGTCAAAGGCAAAGACAATCGCTCAGACCGAGCAGGTTGGCGCCCTGAGAGAGGCTCAGTGGAACGAAACCACATGGGTGCAGGATAGGTTAGGCCTGCGCACCAAGTTGCTGCATTTATCCGCCCTGAAGCCGACTACGCGCGCCTGGCACGCATCGCGCCACGGCAAGCTTTACACGGTGGAAGAAGTGCGTGAGTGGTACTCGAAAGACGGCAACAGGTTCAACTGTTACTGCAGTCAGATCCCAGCCGTCGTTGACGAGAAAGACAATGTAGTAAACATCGGGTTGGCGAAGCGCTTGGAAGAAGAGCGCGCTGCCTGGATGACGCAACAGGCCGCTTAATCGGCATCACCAACACAATGAGGACACAGCATGAAGCGCAACCGCGTTAACGTGCTGACCGTCGTCAACTCCGCTTCAAATATCACTACCGAAACCATCGACGGGAAACCACATATCGTGGTTCGCGGCATTACGCCCGTTGTTGACGATATCGTGATGAACCGGAAGTTGTACCCGGCAGCAGAAATTGCCAAGGCCTATAACACCCTTGAGCGCAAACCGATGCCGCTGGGGCATCCAAAAATAGACGGAAAGCATGTATCGGCGGGTGATGTCCGCGCGGTGAACAACTATCACGTTGGCGCCTGGCTTCAAGACGTCCAGCATGTTGACGGAAAGGTCAATGGTGATATGTATGTCGACCGCCGTTATGCCGAAGGCAGTGAAAAGGGTAAGCGGCTGGTAAATCGACTGGATGAAATGATCGCTGGGACAAACGTAGAGCCCATTCACATCTCCACCGGACTCCTTTACTCAGGCATTGCGGCCAACGGCGAATCAAAGGGTAAGAAGTACAACGAAATCGCCACAAACATGGTGTTTGACCATGTGGCTGTTCTACTGGATGAGCCTGGCGCCGGAACGCCAAGCGAAGGCGTTGGCATCTTCGTTAACGCCGACGGCGACGATCAAGAGGTCGAAACCGCAAACCTGTCCGAGGGTATCGATTGCACCCGAGAGGGACTGCTGAACAAGACCAAATTCTTCTTCACCAACGCTTCTAACTTCTCGTTTGACGATATCCGCGAAGCAATCAGCAACAAGCTCCGTGAAGGTCGATCAGATGATTACTGGCCGTGGCCGGAATCTATCTGGCCTGACACCTTCATCTACCGCGATAAAACCAAAATTTTCCGCCAGAAATACCTGATCGATGAGGACGGTAAGGCCGTGTTCGTCGGCGAACCTGTAGAAGTCGTGCGCAAACCCACTGAGTACGAAATTAAAACCAACGGAGAGAAAGATCCGATGAAAGAACTGATTATCAATGCGCTGCAAGCCGCTGGTAAGCCGACTGAAGGCAAGTCCGATGCCGAACTGATGGACGCTTACAACCAATTGGCCGCAGAGAAGGCGACAGCCAAAAAAGATGGAGGGGAAGAAATCGACCCTGCAACCGGCAAGCCTAAGAAGAAAGAGCAGGCAAACAACAGCGACGAGGCGCCGGCATGGTTTAAACCATTCGCCGACGATCTCGCAGCTGTTAAGTCTGGCCTTATTGCCAACTCAGACAAAGAGAAAGGCGAGATGCGCGCAGCAGTTAAAGCCAAATTCGGCATGAGCGACGTTGCCGTAAACGCACTGGATGGTGATCCGTTGAAGGAGCTGTTTGCTCAGTGCTCAACCTCTATCGGCCTGAACGGCATGCTGCGTCAGGTTAACTCCTCTCAAACTTTCAGCGAAATGCCGGAGTAAAAAATGGCTAAAGACGGGAAACATGTAATTCACGCAGGCGGTATCTTCGCCAATCCACAACTGCATCGTGAAGGTGCCGCCGCCGCCGATACACCCCCTGGCACGATCGGTTTCTTCGATAACACCACGAAGAAATTCACCGCATCGGTAGATGGCAATGAAGCCGCGATCCTTTACGTAGCCAACTATGACTATCTGCGCTGCAAAACCGTAGATGAAGTCATCAAGGCTGGTGATTGGGTTGTTGCATTCCATCCAACCCCTGGCGTTTTCTTCAACGTTCCTGCTGCTGCTGGCACCTACACCAAAGGCCAGCCGCTTTCTATCGTCAATGGCCGAGTTAAGGTCGCAGCAGAAGGCGAGTCAGTCCGCGCATACGTAGAAGAAGACCGCGCATACACCACGGCTGCAGGTGAACTCCTGCGCGTTGTCATTAAGTAAGGAGCACCGCATGTTTTATTTCTCTACCAAAAAGGCCACTGAAACTCGCAACCTTGAGGCAAACATGTCTCAGTTCAACGAGTTGAAGCTTGCCCGTAACGCCAGTGCTCAGGCCGTGGCTGATTTCATTGCGCGTACTCGCGTGCGTGGTGATGCGGCAAATGCTCCAGCGTTGGATGCGGTTAACGCCGTTGATGACATCAAGCGCCTCTATCGCGCATACGATCAGACGGTGCTGGCAGAGTTTGAGCCGAATACCGAATTTACTCTGCTGAACGATCTGATGCCGCTTTCACGTTCTGTTCGTTTGGAAGAATCGGTTTACGAATATGCCCGCAAGGGTGGCCGTGGCTGGGCGCACACTTCCATGTCTGGGCAGATCGGTGCGGCGCTGGATGCGAAGTCTTACACTTTTGATGGCACCATGGTGCCTATCCACGACAGCGGCTTTAAATTCAACTGGCGCGACCCGGTCTTCAACAAAGGCTCTGCACTTTCCTCCCTGGCTGATGCTCAGGCTGGCTCTGTCGATGACGTTCGCCGGCAGTATGTGGACTACATCTGGGAAGGTTTCCGCGACAAGGAAGGCAATTTCATCAAGTTCGACGACAAGACCTGGAAGGGGTTGCGTCATGATGAGCGGGTGGCGCAGGTTACGCTGACAGTTAACTTTGCGACCAGCACCGACCCTAAGGCGATGCGTGCTGCTGCTATCGCTCTGCGTGACGTGCTGAAGTTGCAAAACTATCAATACGGCCAACAGACCTGGTACGTATCCAGCGAAATCATGTCGAACTGGGAGCAGTATTTTGACGTTAATGCTCTGCGCACAGTTCTGGAAGAGCTGAAGAAGTTGGCCGGCATCTCCGACATCAAAGAGGACGCGGAGCTTTCTGGTAACGAAATCGTGATTATCCCTCTCGCTGCTGGCGTCATTGCCCCGATCGTAGGCCAGGCGTTCGGCACCGTTGCCGATCCTCGTCAGTTCTACAACAGCGATTACGTATGGCGCACCTGGGGTGCCGCCGGCCTGATGGTAAAACAAGACATCAACGGCCACTTCTCTGTCATTCACGCA